GAACTGATGACCTCTTATTGCAGGGAGATTGCGGAGGAATATCAGCTTCCTATGATTCGACTGAACACCACCTTGACCAAGCTCAACGACAAATTCGACACCTTGGACGAAAAGCTGACGGATGTATCGGCGAGCAACCACGCATCCCACAGGCGGCTGTGGGAACATGAAGAAATGCAGGACTCCAAGCTGCACGACCATGAGACCAGAATTCAGATTCTGGAGCATGGGCCGGGCTGCCCTGCGAACCATTCCACAAAGGAGAAATATACATGAATATCAACTGGCGCGTCCGTATCAAAAACAAGGCGTTCTGGCTGGCTCTGATCCCGGCTGTACTGCTGCTGGTGCAGGTCGTGGCTGCCGTGTTCGGCTACACGCTCGACCTCGGTGATCTTGGCAACAAACTGCTTGCCGTTGTCAATGCGGTGTTTGCCGTGCTGTCGATCCTCGGCATTGTGACCGACCCGACCACGGCGGGCATCGGCGACAGCCCGCAGGCGATGACCTACGAAGAGCCCAAACAGAACCCTTATAATTAAAATGAGCCCCCCGGCTGACTACCGCAACAGGTAGCCCGCCGGGGGGCTTTTTGTGGTTTATTTGTACATGCTATTGATTAGGCTTGTCTGCTCCCACTCCTCCAGCGGTAGGGGCAGGCCCGCAAACGCGCGGAGAGCCTCGTCAGAGCCGCAGTCATCGCAGATATATAGACCGCTTACCTCTCTGGACAATGCGTTTGAGGAGGCGGCCCGCTGGCTCTGTGGGTCGATCTTGAGCAGCTTGCCGCAGCGTGGGCAGAACGGCCAGCCGTTTTTCTGGTCGGAGATCATGCGGGCGGTGAGCTCGGCGTTGGTGAATTTCATGGTATCAGTCCTCCTTGATTTTTGTGACGATGATGGAGATACCGCAGATGCCGCCGATGGAGTGGTAGGTTTCCGACCAGCAATCAGCGACCTCGTACTGCTGCATGACAGGCAGGGGCATGTCGCCCGCCGGGCCGAAGTAGATGAGGTCGGCGTCTGCCTCTGCCATGCGGATGTGGGTGTCGAGGTCGAGGGGCTGTAAAAAGTCGGTCAGCGTCATTGCGGTTTCCTCCGATAATCAGTAGATAGCGTCCAATGTTTCAAACTCTTGGCCGGGACGCGGTGGGGTGATACTCAAGATGAAGCGTTCCCGGTCAGACTTGGATGCGAACTCGTACACTTCACGAAGTTTGCCGTCAATTCGAATTCCAAGCTGGTAGGGGCCATTGCGAACGGTACGGATAAGCTGTCTGTATTCTGCTGGTGTCATGGTTTGTTCCTCCCAAGCGCCCGTATAGCCCGGTAGCACAGCTGTATCATGTTAGGCGGCGGTCACGGCGGGGGCTGTCTCAAAAGCGGCGGTGAGGTGGAGGCGGGCTGTCTTGAATTCCGGCCCGCGCATCCCAAGGCGCTTTGTGAGGACACGCATCATCAGGTCGTGTTTCTGCTGCTGAGTGTACCCGGCAATGGACTTGAAGTGCAGGTTGTCGTGATCGCAGTTGATGGACCACGCGCTCATTGCCAAGCAGAACTGGATGTAGGCCTTGATACGGCCCGCGTGGGTCGTGCCGTTGAAGAGGCGGAATTCCACGGTGCCCTTGGTGAAGAAAGCGTGTAGGTTGATGCCGTGGTAGCGCGTCTGGTTGTAATGCCCGTGGCTGATGCCGCCGCTGTACCCGTCATTGACGGAGCTGTACCAGATTTCCTCGGCTGCGGCACGGCTGCTGCGGCCCTGCTTCTTCATTGCCTTGAACAGTTCCGGGCTGATCTTGTGGCACCATTGGTCGGCACGTTCTCCAATCTGGAGGGATTCATAGAACAGGTCTTGCCGACCTGTGGCGAAATTCAGCAGGCGGGAAAGACTTTCGGGCGTATGGTTGGCACCGTCAACATGGACATGGATGCCGCAGGACGCATTTGCCATAGCGCCCTTTTTGACGAGGGCGCGGACGATGGCTTGTAGATCCGGGATGTCCTCATACTGGAGAATCGGGGTGACAACCTCGCATTTATACTCGTCATTGGCATCCAAAACATGGCCGTTCACGCGGCGCTGTGGGGTGATGGAGGCATCCCGCATACACTTCCAGCGGCGGCCCTTGTTGTCTACGGCTTCGTAGGTCTTGTAGACCGTGCCCATAAAGCGGGTGCCTATCGTGCCGTAGTAGTCGGCAATGACCTGTGCGGCTGCCTGACGGGTGATGCCGGTGAGTTCGATTTCAACGCCGAAGTTCTGGTTCTGGATGGTAATCATTGTGGTGGCCTCCCTTAGTGCAGACGGTAAAGTTCATTGCGATAGCTGACGATATAGCCCTTGCTGTCCTTGTGGATGCGGACATTGGCTTTCTGGACGCGGGTGCAGCCTGTGCGCTTTTTGACGATGCTGACCGCCAGAGGGAGGTAGCGGTCAGTCAGATCGATGTAGGGGCTGGTCTTGCTCTTTGCCTTGTAGCGTTCCACGCTGAGGGCTTCGGCCTGTTCTGCCTCTGCTTTCGTGCCGTAGAATGTGTTACCGCGGCGCTTGCTGGAGCCGATTTCGTAGAAGCGCTCACTCTCGATGACCTCAAGTCGGTTGTTCCAGATAGTATTGTGGCGGGCGGTGTCGTAGGGAACGACCTTATCTGCGGGAGTGCCGACAACGATTTCCAGACCGGACAGGCTGTTGAAGCTGTCGTACTCGGTGAAGCTGTCCAGCAGGACGCGGACAACCTGATTGCCGTCCGTTAAATCAACATGGGCAACCTCGCCCTGACTGCCGCTCATCGTGGCGGTGTTGATGGTGTAGCCCTTGGCGATATACTCGGCGACTTTAGCGGTGAATTTCTGGTTGATATCGATGTACTTCATTTTGTTTCCCTCTTGTCTTTTCTGCCTTACTCTGATAAAATAGAGGGCGGCCGGGGTAAGGCTCCCGGCTCGCCGTTATTGATTTGCGGTGCGGAGAGGCGTTCTTAGCGGGGCGGCCACTCTTTTTTATTCCATTGCGGTCGTGATGCTGTCGATTACCTCGTTGAGCGTGTCGGCGGCATCGTTCAGATTGTCACACGCTTCATCAGCGCGTTCGTACTTTTCACTGCCCTGGAGATTTTCTGGGATATTGTCGCGGTATTCTTCTTCCTCGTAGGTGATTTCTTCGAGGTCGGCCTTGATGTCCTCCAGCCGGTCAATGATGGTCTGCAAATTCTTTCTGCGAATCTTATTCATATCATTTTCTCCTTGCTTTATCGGCTATCCGTGTGTATAATCAAAGAAGTGGGGGCGGCGGCTCCATCCGCCGCCCCTCTTCTACGGAATTACTGTTCCGTGGGCTTGCCCTGAATCAGCTTGCTGGGCTTAATCGTGATCGTGATCCGTTCTGCCAGTTCGGGATGTTCGACCAAGATTTCCAGAAGCTCTTTCAGGGCTTCTTTTGTTTCGGGCTTGTCCATGTTGTCTCACCTCCTTTCAACATCTTTATTATACAGGATTTCCTTTATATTGTCAAGGGTTTTCTTTAAGATTTTCCTTTATTTTTTAAACATTTCCCTTGACGCGGTAAAGGATTTCCTATATAATGATAGCGAGGTGATAACTATGGATTTCTCCACAAAAATCAGAATGGGCGAGGCGGTAGCCAAAATGTCAGAGGCTGAGCTTGCCCGCAAGATAGGCACGACACCGCAGGCATTCAACCAGCGTGTGAAAACAGGAAAGTTCAAGTACGAGGAATTAGAAAGCATCGCATCCGCTCTCGGCGCAGAACTGGTACTGAAATTCCGCTTTTCAGACGGAACCGAGGTGTAAAGGAAAAGCCCGAACCGCATGGCAGTCCGGGCAAGGGATAGGGTTATTTGCGGCGCTCCGGGGCGGGGCCCATTCGCTGCCGTGTGCGTTCGTCTATCTTTTCCTCGCGCACAAGAATCTCGTTGATGTCACAGTCCAGCGCTTTGCATATCTGGTCGAGCTGCTCCAGACTGACCCGGTCCGTCATTTCGTGGTACAGGTCGTTGATGGTAGAAGCCCTGATTCCTGTCTCTCGGACGAGATCCGCTTGCGTCCACTTCCTTTCGCCAAGGCGGGTGGACAGTAAAATTCTAATCATAGAACCTATCTCCTTTACGTCGTATTCTATCAAATCCTCACGGGTTTGTAAGGAATATGGTAGAATTTGGCGTGGAAACGGTATATTCTAACGCAAAAATTTTACAATTTATACAACAAAAAAAGAGGGGCAATCGCAGCTTTTCCACCTGTTGCGATTGCCCCTCTTTTTGCTGTCAATGAGTCAGCGAGGGGATAGAACAAAACAAAACGAACACATTACCGACCATTTTAATGGTTGTCTCGTGTTCGTTTTGCTCTCGTTTGTCTCGACGTGACAAAAAAGATACCCTGTCTCAAAATTCATCCGATTTTTTGTTTGCTCTTTTAGGGCAATCGTGGCGGCCATTGCAGCATCCATTCCAGATAGTCGGCGCGCGTTATTTTCCTTACGGAAAGAGAATGCTTTTGGTCAGCCCAATTAAGCAGCAATCTATTTAGTGGAAGTTGTTCAGAATAAATTATCGGGCTGACTGTCTTTCCGGGTGGTGTGTTCGCCGTTCTACTCGTTGCCAGTTGCAAAACACCTTCATGTTCCCAATCGTACCATATCAAAATTCGAAGCAGGTCGATTGGTGTCTCGTCCGGCATAAGAAAAATTTCTTCGCGGATGTTCATGGCTTTTGCAATTTCTTTTAAACGGTTTGCCTTTGGGCTGCGATACCCCATTTCATATTGTGCAATGCGGTTCGCGCTGCTCTTTCCGTATCCGAGCATCTCACCCAATTTTTGTTGTGTAAGGCCGCGATGCTCGCGTACCAGTTTGATCCGTGATCCTGTATCCATCGTGTAATAGCTCACTTTCCCAAAAAGTAATACCCGCATCAGCAAGCGTTTTCGACTTGCCAGTGCGGGCGTTTGTGTATGAGTGAATGGCTCTATATAAGGTCAATCTTTTGGGTATAACCGCCGATAAAGTAGATTTCGATTTCTTGCCGTGAGTGGACAATAACCTTTTCGATGATTCTTGCGGTAAGGATGTCATCGTATTCCTTTATTAAAAGGTCTTGCGCCGTCAGCTGTTTGGTTGCTTCTTCGTCCTCCCCCTTACCATCCGTACTTTCTGCGATATTTGCTTTCAGTATTTTGATTTTACCGCTGAGTTTTCTCAGCTTATCATCAAGGAACGGTGTACTCTCGTCAAGTTCCAGTGACATTTCAAGCAGACGATCAAATTCTTGCTGTGCTTTTTCTAGCTGCTTTTGAAGCTGGGCTTTCAAGTTTTCTCCTGCTTTCATTTGACGGAGAATACCGTCAAGTTGTGCAGCAACTTCATCGGTAAAGTTTGCGGCCAAATTCTGCACAGCTTTCAAAATAGCCTGATGCAATTCTTCTTCCGGGATTGACGGTGAATGACTGCAAAATTTTGTTCCGTATTCGAGTCGATTGACGCATCTCCAAACGATTTGTTTTCTGCCGTGGATGTTCCAAGTAACCCGCTTATAAGGGCTGCCACAGTCTCCGCAGACCAGTCGTTCGGATAAGGCATATTTGCTGTTATAGCGGCCTTGGTGTCGTTTGCGTTGGTTAGCTGCCGACTTACTATTGCGGCGGGCGATTTCAGCCTGCACCTCACGGAACATCTGCTTGGTGACGATACCTTCATGGTTGTTTTCAATGTAGTATTGTGGCAACTGACCCGTGTTTTTCTTGGAAACGCCTGTCAGTACATCCTCGATAAAGGTCTTTTGCAGCAGCACATCGCCACAGTATTTCTCATTTTGGAGAATCCGCTGTACGCTCTCGGACGACCACTTTTTGTTTCCTCTTGCAGTCAGAACCCCGCCCGCTTCCAGTTTCTTTTTAATGGTCAGTAGACTGGCTCCTTGCAGATAGCTGTTGAATATCATGCGAATCACTTCGGCTTCTTCGGGGATTACCTCTGGTTTACCATCCAAGCCTTTTCGGTAGCCAAGTATCTGTCCATAGGGAAACGGGAATTTTCCCTGCCTAAACCCCATTCGTTTACCGCGTGCTACGTTCTGCGAAATCGACTCACTTTCCGCCTGTGCAAAGGCGCTCAGCACCGTCAGAATCATTTCGGAGTTCATTGTTGACGTGTTGATGTTTTCTTTTTCAAAAATCACCGCAATGCCGATTGCTTTCAGCATTCGGACATATTGGATGCTGTCCAGCGTGTTGCGGGCGAAGCGCGAAATGGATTTTGTAAGGATTAGGTCGATTTTCTTCTTTTTGCAGTCTTGAATCATCTGGTTAAATCCGTCACGCTTTTTTGTATGGATGCCGGAGATACCGTCGTCGGCATAAATCCCGGCCAGTTCCCATTCTGAGGTTGAGTTGATTTTCTCAGTGTAGTACAGTTTCTGCGTTTCAAAACTTCCCTGTTGTTCTTCTTCCTCGGTGCTGACGCGGCAGTAGGCCGCCACTCGCATTTTTCGCATGGTGTTGTTTTTCCCACTGCGTATCTGTCTAGTGGCTGGAATTTCGATGATTCTTGCGTTGCTCATGGTGCTCTTCCTTATTATAATGTCTGTCCGTTTCGCAGTTTGATGTCGATATGTGTATCGAGGTGTAAGATGATTTTGCTGACGATGGAGCTGTAGAATGATTCTGGAAATGTATCTGTGGGTTTGAATTCTTTGCAGGCGCGCTTGATTTGCATTGTTGTCGGATCGTCATCCCCTGCTGCGCAGTAATTAAATTGCAGTTCTGCTCGGCGCAGAATTTTGTCGATGATTGCATCTGCATCCAACTCTGGTAATGCAAGGGCTGTGTGAATCTCATGATCCAGCTGAGCAACTTCTATTGACCGGGTGTTGCATTGTTCCTTTGGATTGTGGATTATTTCCGGGTGCTGTTGGATTTGGTATAACCTATCCACGATTTGTTGTGCCATGTTTTCAGGTTGCATCGGCTTTGACCACATTCCGCACTGTCGGCAAGTCCATTGTTGGGTTCTAGGTCGCCAGTATAGGCGCTCACCGCAGCAGGCACACTGCATATCGCTTCGAAATGGTTTTAGCACTGCTGAATATGTTACGGTTTTATTGCTTCGGATGCTGGCAGCTTGGCTGTAAACTTCTTTTGAAATAATGGCTGGGTATCCTTTGGCTCCACAGTAAATCTCATTTGCAAGTATGCGGGCAACGATATTTTTGTTCCAGCTATTATCTGAAAAGTGATAGGCTGTGCCACTTGTGGTCAAGTATTCTGCAATTTCCTTAAAACTCTGTCCTTCGGTATACGCATAGAATATGTGTTGTACAGTTGCGGCTTGTTCCGTGTTGATGACTGAATCTCCATTTTGAATCTGATAGCCGAAAGGAATGTACCTGTTCTTCATGTGGCTGCACGGCTTTCTGATAACTTCATGCCATTGATGAGTTCGAATTGGATTGCCGTATTGCTGATCAGCACTTTTTTCACAAGCTCTTTAAAGACAGACTCGTCAAATAATTCCAGCGGCGGTGTACTGGAAAGTTTCTTCTGGATGAGTCTTGTTTTTTGTAGAATTTTTTCCGATGTGTTAGACATATCATTTCGTGAGAGCTGTTGTTTCCTTTCCCTGATTTGCTGCTCAATGGCTGCACTTCGCTCTATAAATTGTGGTTCCTCAATATAACCTAGTGTATGGATTCTGGTAAGATTGTGTTTCTGTTTTGCAAGATGCTGAATATCTTCTCCAAGTGCAAGGCGCTTTTTATATTTTTGTTCTTGCAAATGCCGTAACCCAAGCAGGTCATCCACAAGTGGTTCCAGAATCGTTTTCTGATTACATTGCAGTCGATTATAGATTGACAAAAACGCCTGTTGGAGTTCATCCTCACGGATTGATTTGAGTAGGCAAAGAGCTTTCGATTGCAAATGCGTTCGGCAGCACCATACAAATCCTTGCGTGGGCGGCCCTTTTCTAGAGCATATAGCGCCGCATATTGAGCAGTAGATTTTCTTTGAAAATACACAAGTTCTATCAATCTCCCCTGTAATGCTTTTCTTTGCAAGTAGGTTCTGTACCTTTTCATAATCGGTCTTAGAAATTATACCTTCATGCGTTTCCATCGCATAGTATTTTGAGCGCTGACCGGTATTAAGATACCTTTTCAATGGGAGTGAATCCGTTGTGTAGGTTTTTTGATACAAGCTGTCTCCAATATATTTCTCATTACGCAGGATTGCATGAATCGTTCGGGGATTCCATTTGCTATTTTCTTTTGGATATATTGTATTTAAATGCTCAGCAATTTCATTTATGCTCATTCCAGACAGGTAACTTTTGAAAATATCGTTGACAATCATTGCGTTATTTTTTTCTGGCACGAGCTGGTGATTGATTTGCGTGTACCCAAACGGTGTAGCGTTGGTGATATAGTTACCTGCACGCATCCGTTTGTGTATTCCCCACTTCATATTCTGTGAGATGGACAGCGATTCCTCCTGTGCCACGGCGCAGATCATACTCAGCAGCATTTCACCGTTGGAGGTCTCGGTATCGAAGCCCTCTTTTTCAAAGGCTACCGTCACACCAAGGCTTTTCAGTTCACGAACCGATGACAGTGCATCCGCCGTGTTGCGGGCAAAGCGGGATGCCGACTTAACCAGCACACGGTCAATCAGTCCGGCACGGCAGTCGTCCATCAGGCGGTTGAACTGCTCACGACGCTTCGTGCTGGTGCCGGTGATACCCTCATCAGTGTAAATTCCAGCGAACTCCCAGTTGGGGTTTTCCTGTATCAAGTGGGTGTAGTAATCCACCTGCACGGCCAGCGAGTTTAGCTGATCCTCGGAATCGCTGCTGACGCGGGCATAGGCCGCCACGCGCAGACGCTTCGGTTGTTGCTGGATTGGCTGGATAACTTGGACTTGTGGCATGAGAGTTCTCCTAAATGCTTGCACTCATTGCGCGAAGTGTGTCCAACATCTTTTTCCCTGTAGGAGAATTGGTGGAGAAGCGCTCTTTTTCAAAATCAGTTGTTATACCAAGGCTCTGCAATTCTTGCAGGATTGTCAGCAGGTCTGCTGTACGGCGGGCAAGATGTGTCGTTGACTGCACCACAATGCAGTTGACACGTCCTGCACGGCAGTCAGTCAGCAATCGGTTGAGTTCCGGGCGTTGGCGCAGATCCGTACCCGTAACGCCATAGTCAGCATAAATCGCCATATGTTTAGGTAATTCTTCACGTTGCAATGCAGGGTGGGTTGCACCTTTATCCACACAGATGTAACGCGCCATGGATTTTCTATCTGCTATTTGTGGCATGACTTTCTCCTTTGCATTTGACGCTGTGACATTCTTTTTATCACATACAACATACTCGAAAGGCAGGTCAAAAGCTATTCACGAGAACCACTAAACTTCTCGGCGCAAAACGCCGCATTTCCGGGCATAACCAACATTCGTGCGCTGGCAGATGTCCCTAGGCAATCTTCCGTTTGCGGCAGCGGATACCAGCGCGGCATAGGCCAGTGCATATTTCAGCTCCTGTTCCAGTCTTACGGGAAACGGGTCAATTTGCATCGACAGCCACCTCCCACGGCACTCTTTTTCCGGTTCGCGCGGTACGAGCCAGGATGCGACTCTCCAACCCTGTCAGATAGAGTTCATATTGTAGATTGGTTTCGGTCGTAATCAGTACGGCACTGTAATTTTGCAGAAAGCGTAGGATGCGGTACAAGATTGTAATGTCGTGGCTCAAACGGTCAAGGCTCTGCACCATGACGGCATTGACACGCCCCTGTTGCACAGCGGTGAGCATGGCAAACAAATCAGGTCGCCAGAACTCGGTGCCGTACTTCTGCTCCATGCAGGAGTTGACGATGATGTAGCCGCGCCTGTCGGCTTCGCGCATGACATCGGCAAGCTGTTCTTCCAATGCGGGCAGGTTCGGTGCGGCACTGCGGGCGAACGCCCAAATTTTGTATTCTTTCAT